GAGATAGAAACACACAATATACTATCTGCTCGATCTGTTGATCTGGGCGCTCTTTGCCTCCTCAACCGTTACTAGGAGTTGAGGAGGATCACTACAGGGTGCTATCCTGATCGGAGCTATTTAAAGAAAACACAACATTCTGTTTCAGGTCATCATACGACAACATGTCAGACATCAGCATCCGTGAGTTGCAGGCAGTGAGAGAGGAGTTCGGTGCGCTAAGAGCAGGAGCAAGGCCAGAGATATCATCAGGTCAGTGCGGTCATCGAGAGTATACCTTCCAAGAGGCAGCAAAGTCCCCCATTTATAAGATCAGTACTATGAATGATGAAGAGATAATTAAAATATTTAACAAGATAAGTGGTAAAGATTTCAAGGAAATGACTGAGGAAGATTTGCTATCGTTTGTTCAGGTGGCACTGAACATAAAACACCCTATAACAGGTGCTTTGATGTTCGGTTCTCCATGGGAGAAGTCTGCCTTGTGTGCTGATTTTGAAACTGCCAGGCCATCCCAATCCAACAAAGTGTCTATGGTAAGTGAGTCAGTGGCCAGTAAGCAAGCGGTCATAATTCCCTCTTCTGAGGAGGAGCATATGGACACACATGAGGATGAGCCGATATCCAACCAGGTTCTAGCAATAACCTTTTTATTCTCTTGGCTGACCCGATTTTCTGTAAAATCCCCCTCCTCTGCACTAGCTCTTCAATACACCAAGCTCAAAGAGAATCTTATGAAGTTTTATCAAAAATCTTCAAAGATCTTTGAGACATTTAACCCCGATTCTACATGGGTTATATGTTTAAGGAATGCATTTGATGCATTTCTTCGAGTCAGGAACACCCTTGTTCTCCATGTTGCAGAAGCTGAAACTAGATGCAAGCAAGACCCCAAGGCATTCAATGTTCTGCGTTATCTGTATTTCCAGAATTTAGAATTCATGGGGATGCATGCCTATGTTAGCATTGTCACCATCATGAACAAAGTAGCCCTCCCTCCTGCCCTAGTATTGACATGGTTACGAATGAATGGGGCCGAGCTGGCTATCGACGAGGCATACCAGATCATGTCTACGCTCGACAATGGCATGGTGGAAGGAGGGGCAACAAAGGAGAGGCTCTGGAAATATGCTAGGCTCCTAGATGCAGGGTATTTCAATAGATTGCAGACATCGTACTCTGCGGAGCTGATGGCCACGCTTGCATATATTGAGATCAAGCTCGGTCTCAGTCAGGAGGTTGGCTATGCTTCCCCTTTGAATATATTTGTGATCGCCAATAATACCCACATCAAGGACATCGGGAGGGCCAAAGCGGAGGCATTCATGGAGTGCAAGAACAGCGTGATATCGATGTCGGCCGGAGCCTCTGTGGTTGACAAAATATACGCAAAGAGACACAGTGCCACCACAGTGACCGCCCCTCCCGCACATAAAAGGAAAGAGCCCGAAATCCCCGCAGAGCCCGCCAAGAGAACCAGGACCCCGCCAGTCAACATCCCTCCTCCTCCTTTCTAAGACATCTATCCCTCCTAGTTTTTATATAAGAAAAACCAACATCTGTTACAGGATATCAAAATGAGCGACAAAGTGCATCCAAGGTACCAATCACTCCCAAAGACAGCAACATCATCAGAGGTCATGGCTTCAAAGTACGCTGCGGAAATCTCCAAGACAGGGAACACAGAGGATGATGAGGAGATGATGAAATACACTGAAGAATGGGAAGAACACTTTAGGAGAGAGGGTTTGACAATATCCAACAGGCTCATTGCAACCCTGAGCGAAGTTACATTGCTGTGCAAGAAAAATAATAAAGAGGAGCTTGCAGGTAAGTTAGCGACAACACTGGTGGACTCATTTCAGAGTGTGATCCGGCAACACACCTCTTTAAGCAATGTGGTATCTCATTTAGAAGCCCTCTCTGAGAACTTATTTACAGGAATAGACGAGATAAAGAAGTTAGGTACCGATCTACAGAAGGCTCTTCCAAGGAAGAAGATATCAGTGAGCAAGAAGAGCTCTCGTCCCATCAAACAGGCAGAACCCATATACGATCTCTCCGACAGTCCCGAGATGATGAAGCACCAGCCCACAACATTCTCAATCCCTCAAGAGCAAGCACCCGGTACATCCAGCGCACCACCTCCACAAACTATGGAACATGAAACCACAAAAGAGCCAGAAAACAACCTGGAGTCCGAGGCGATGAAACAGCTCAGATCATCATATAGAGGATACTACAGCTCCGATGAGTTCGTAGCTTTTGATATTATTAAACAACACCAGATTGTCAATTACTATGTGGAAAATGTATTAGGGTTCAAGAAAGATCCCGAAGATAAAGATCCCCATGTACTTAGTATGATATTTGATCTGGTCGATAAAGAGAGGGTCCTTGCTGTTTGCAAAAAGATAAAAACTGGCGAGCTTGATGAGGCTCTGATAACAGATTCTGTGGAAGAAATTGTCGAGGCTATCAACAAATGCGGTCCGGCATACGGAGAAAGGACTGCAGAAGAAGTGATCGTAGAAGGAAGATCACGGTTGGTTATAAACTAAGAATACCATACCGCCTTACCTTCGCCCGCCCCACGTGCCAATTACCATTATCTATATAAGAAAAACCAACTCCAACAATCATGAACAAAGGAAAAGGCAAATCCCCAGCCGACCTTGTTACACCAAGGCCAAGTAAGTTTACAGCTTATAATTCTGTGCTTGTTACAGGATCTCCCGCAAATGTGAAGATAGAGAAGAAGAATTTTGTCTTCTCCACCCAGATGATGTTGACGTTGCAATCGTATCTATGGATGAAAGCTCAAGAGCTGCGAATATCACAGATAGTGGCTAGATGGTGCCCGCGTGTAGAACCTGGAAATCTATCTAATATCAACATATCTGTTGAATATTACCTCGGAGAGGAATGTGATGATATCAATGCAGATGATACGGTAATATCGATAAGAGGACGGATATCAGAGCAGCTGTCTGTGATAGTTTTCCCCACTGTCACTATCATAAAAGCAGCGGAGCATGCATTATTCATCCCATGGTCTATTACTGCGGAGACTGACGATGTCTCACAAGATGAACATGCTGTAGTGTTGGGAGAGTTACAGGTGTGGTGCAAGGTCGAAATGACAGGACTCTCATTAAAGCCCAAGTCCCGACATCCACTATATCGGCCGAATGTTGTCCTATGGTCAAATGTCCATTACCCATATTATGTACCTTTCTACATTGAAAGGAAGGTAAGAGGGATCGGATGCGTCCTGTGGCGTGATACAGAGAATTACAAGAGGTTTATGTCGGACATAGGGAAGCACTTTGACGGGAGGACAATCACAGATAAGGACATCCTCCCACTAATGCAAACGATGTCATTAGCAGACAGCTCTGAATTTCACAGGATGACAGAACATTGTCATGCGAACAGAGGTGGGCTCTGCACATGTGGAGAGTCTGTGATGGGCTTCCTCTCTTCTGTACTAATGAACAATAATGGGCGGTGCTTAAACCATGGAGTAGAGTTCGACAGTGCAGCCCACTCCATCCTCACCGGCAAGGTCAAGCAGGTGGCAACCATGAACAGTTTGAAATTTTGAATGTTATCCAGTAAAGTCACGCCCCAACAACGAACCATCGGCACTTCTGGGCGTCTCATCTTTTAAGCATTATATAAGAAAAACCAACATAAAATAGTGACAGTGCAAAAGACAACCCAATCATGGAGCCAGCATCATTCAGCATCAAGGGAAACGTAGGGCTGACATTCAAGAAGAAACGAGACAGTATGCATGCATTAACGCTATGGGACATAGTCACAAAAATGTGGAACATGTATCCTGAGCGGGTGGTGGTTTCTTTCTCCACCACAAGGAACAGTGCAGACAAATCTCCAGTTGAAGATCCGCTCGTTATTGCTGCAATTCAAAAGATGGTCGAAGGATGCGTCAAATCATACAATATCAAGTGCTCGGTGGGGCGGTCCGTAAATCTACTTCTGGGCGATTGTTACAAGTATGCTATAGCTTTGGGGACCTCCTCCAAGGACACAGGCCACGAAACGATCATCTTGACATTACCCTTCAGTATGAAAGGATGTTATCGGATACATGCCGAAGTCAGCAACCACATGAAGAAAGACGGTGTGAAGGAGCATTATATGTTGGGGATAGGGCTCGAAGCCTATATCGGAGATATGGATACTGAAGGATACAATGCCGCTATAAAGCACGGGATCTGCATATATCCGTTTATGATAGAGCATCCGGAGCTATTCAGTAAATCCATAACGTCGGACAGTGAGATGTCATCTGATGGTGGCCATTACGTAGCAGGTCCCTCAGCTGTGATGAGAAACAAAAAGAGGAGAAAGCAGAAAATGTTGTTGAAATCTGCTAAGCCGTATCTCTCTGGAAGAGCGACGAGCGCAAAGAAAGTACTGAATGCACTGAGGTTGGCTGGAAACAAGATCTATGAGGAGTACACAACAACCGACGGCGATGAAGCCCAACAACAAGGCAACAACACCCCCTCCAGCCAAGAGGAGAAAGCACCCGCAACAGTCCCCACAAAGTGAAGCCGTCCTAGCTCATCAGGATTTATATAAGAAAACCCAACATGCCATATACAGGACACGACACACCAATCAACAACATGGCCTATCTTGCTATACTGCTAATTAGTATTGCCTTCATTTCAGGAACTGTCGCAGACAATCCGTTCGAAGAGTTTCAGAAATCAGCACTGCAGAACAACCCAGTCCACGAGGCAGGAAAAAGGGTTGGACATGGAATGGACTCACTACAGCCATATTATATTTGTGAATCTGAATCATCGGGAAATGCCATGACGTTATCAGCTTGGCATTACTCTTGCAAACAGTCATGCTTGGATGACAACGCAAGAACAGCAGTCAATATCACTCGGGTTAGGTGGCATTACATAGGGGATGATATACCAGTCTATAAGGTTGTTACAAATGAAGTCTGTTATACAGCTCACGAAAACATGTGGGGATATTGTACCCAGACGCAGACAATCAAACCTGTAGCAACAACGAAAGCAGACAAAGATGCTTTATCCAATCTGTTGTTCCATGATACAGCCCAGATAACAGGAACTAGAACTATAACAAATTCACAATATGGTGACTGTGAGTATTTTTCAGACAATACAAAGTGTGGACGGGACTATACTGTTACCTACCGTCCAGGGAAAACATCCAAGAAATCAGACTCCGACCCTCTTATGCTGAATGTGTACGGTGATGGAATTCGTGTTGATCCCAATACCGGAGAGCTATATCAAAATGATGTGGCATGGTTCTGGGATAAGAGCAAGATACAACCATCTTCCGATTGTGGTTGGTGGATATATGATGATGATACATGTAGGATAACAACAACCAGTGACACCATGTATTGTCCGTCTATTGGTTATCAATATAACATCCACAATCTTAAGGCATCCTCTACCTGCAAAGGAGAGGTCTATGACATAAATGGACCCGCACCGTTCATGTACAAGGCAAAGACACAGGACCCCAAACGAAAAGACATCATGGCCAAAGCTGCAGAAGGGAAAGGTGATCCTGATATCAACATGATAACGGGGATCAATGCAGCATTTGAGAGGTTGGAGGAAACTTATTGTTCTTCTACATGTGACCTGTTTGCACGGGGCCTAGGATCAGACGACAACCAGGTGTTGGACACTCCGCTCGGGAATTGGAGATTAGTAAACAGCACATCAGATCATCCAGCCCTGTTGCCTTGCTCACCGACGTCTACATGGAAGATAAAAAATCCTACCTCTATGTGCCATGGAAAAGACCACATACTGGTTGAAGACAGCAAGACAAAGCACACCTGTTCTTGGGACACAAAAAAGGACTATATTACCGTGGACGATACGTGCATCAACACATCAGCAGAAGCAGCTGAAATGGATGAGACCATGAGAAGGACAATGCTGAGAGGGGAAGATGTACGCATCAGATTTTGGACTGGAGATACATATATCTTGTCTCCACCGTACACCACACCTAGATGGGAGAAAACCAACCTAACTAGGACTCAAAACCCAAGTTGGTTTTCTAAAGTTGAATTAAACCAAAATATGCTGCACAACCCCGAGGACATTTCCCATCTTCTCACCACAATGGCCCACGACACCAAACAAGAGATCATGTACAACCAGACAGCATCTCGCTCCGTTAAAAAATATATACTGGATGAGGTATTGCTGGGTGCAGGAACCGTGGGTGCTGCCATCGTGTCGTTTGTGGGTTCTCTGGTGGGAACGTTGCCCAAGCTGATATTTGGAGTTGTTGTATTAGTACTGGCTATTTGGGTAGGGAAAACAATCATAGGATGGAGGATCAATCGGAGAGGTCCTTTCGATAGCCCACAGAGAACTGTCAAATTCGACCCTAACATATCAGAGAGCCTGCTAGGCAGTCCGCCCCAAGCACCATCCGCACCCAAGAGGCGCCCGCAGAGCCGCTCGGCCAAACTCGGAGACCTGTTTGACGAATATGGGATATGATCTAATCTATTTATTATCTGCTTATATGTTTTCATATTCAATATAAGAAAAACCAATATTTAATCAATTGTTCAATTCTGTTTCAGGCCAACAACAGAACAAGCAAACCAACCACCCAGCACAAAAGAAGACCACACCACACAACGAGACAACGAGAAAAACCATGGAAGACACACATTGGACGTCAGCTGCGTCGTGGACGGGAGACGACACAGACGACATGCTAGTAGGAGAAGAAAGATCAAACCAAGAGACAGCCGGGTCTTACCACTGCAAGTCAGCATTAAGGGACCATCAATCCAACATGAAACTCTTTTTATACAAGAAGTCCTTCTTAAAATTGAGGGACCTGACAGGAGCGGACCCTTATACCGATGATGTCTGCTTACTGCTGCCCGACATGTGGAACTGCTTCTTCCACAAAAGTCATGGGTTGAACCGTATAGAGGACTACAGAGCAGCAAGGCAGCACACAATACCATATCCCGCAGTAGACAATTGGCTGTCACACGTGGCACGGAATTTTATGAACAGTTCTATTATCATCAATACATTGAATCAGGAGAAAACAATATGGAAATCAGAGATGTCATGGTTGAATAAATTTCAGGATGCAGATTACTATTCTATGATGGGACCATTAGAGAGTGTTATTAAGCTTGTAGGGTTCTTAAATGCATCTCTGGTTGTGCTCAATTTTACGCCTATAGAAGAAAGACCATCAATAAGGGCGACCCTTCCTGGTGTCTGTGTCTCAGAACACGATGGGGTTTTCACTATGGCATTCAATGAGTACTTGTCAATAGTCATCTGCGGGCAGGCTGTTCGAGTCAGGACCCCAGCATATGACCAAATAATGCAGACAGACTTTTATCTGAATCTCTGTGATAAGATTAACGAGAGATTGAATGTAAGCATTGGTGCATCTCTCGTGCAGAAATTATCTATTATCCGTGGTACAGGCAACCCCGACGAATGTAATATGACAGCCATTGTGACTAGAATCATTGGATGGGGTGATAGACTTTTATACAGATTAAAGAACAGAGCATACGACCTCATCGGAAAGTACGAAGCATACTGTGTATCATCGATATTGATGTATGATGATGAGGAGATTTGGATGAAAGACGAGTTCCAGCGAAATTTATTAGTAGATGATGAAGACAATGCCCCTGATTTGTACCTTTATGCAAGAGAATTGTGTGCGGAGCTCAATCAGCTGTCCCCTATAGCCTTGGCTGAGGTGCATGGCTTATGGAGGATATGGGGTCATCCCATTATTGACCTAGAAGGTGGGTTGAAGAAAATGGAAACAACATGTCTAAAAAGGCATAACATTGATACCAAGGAAACCAAGACAGGAGAACGTACATTCAAATCAATTTTTGCAATAAATTATTATAAGAAACACCATCATTATCCCTTATGCAACATGACTTCTCGTGATATGATGAACCTGTATTGGGAGCACCTTACAGAAAGAGACGCTGAAGAAATCAACAGAGATCGTGTGGAAGATGTAGGCCGGTGTTACTTGTTCAGATGCATAAGGGATAATCGTCCTATCGATGATAGGGTCAGTGGATACTCACATTCAGATTGGGACAGAATAATATTCTACCAGAACTTTCAGACTCCACACAGCGTCAACCTGGCAACGATGATAAAGGACAAGGCAATTTCGCAAACACGATCAGAGTTGGTATCATCTGTGCTGACCCGCAATTCAGTTTTCGATTCAACAAAAAGAAGAGGTGTCCTCAAATGGTTGTCCGAACAAACACTGCGCCTGAAGAACTACCTCATTGGCGTGGACACTAATGGTCTGGCAGAAGATGATAGGATAATAGGGCTTTATCCTAAGGAGAGGGAACTGAAAACTAAGGCAAGATTCTTCTCTTTGATGTCCTACAATATGAGGATGTATGTTACAGCCACAGAGGAGATATTGGGGAAATATCTGCTACCATATTTCCCTATGATAACTATGTCAGACACACTGCTGAGTATGATCATACGTCTGTTCAACATGACTACCAATATAGGAGCGACAGACTCCTCTGTAACCTACAGTATGAACATTGACTTCAGCAAATGGAATCAAAATATGAGAGAGCAAACGAATGATCTTGTGTTCCAAAACATAGACAGGGTTGTAGGGTTCCGTCGACTAATCTCGAGGACACATGAAATATTCCGAACAAGCTATTTGTACCTGTGCTCAGGTGAGTACATACCAGCAATAATAAGAGGGAGATTGACAGCTGTCAGCCCGTATTCCAGGATAGGAGATGAATCAGGCAAAGAGGGTCTAAGGCAGAAAGGTTGGACGATCACTACAGTCTGCGACATAGTATCTTTAGCCTTTGTTCATGGAGTGGCTATAGAACTTATTGGAGGAGGAGATAATCAGGTCTTGACTGTGACCATAAAATCTTCCAAGAAAAATCTCTCATTAACTTACAGCCAGCAGAGGAGATTGATTAGAGGGAGGATGGAGAGGTTCCGGAATGCACTGGCGAAAAAGATGGACAAGAGAGGACTTCCCCTCAAGCTGGAAGAGACCTGGATATCCCATAGATTGCTGATGTACAATAAAATCATGTACCACGATGGAGTACCTCTTACCAGCAGGTTGAAAGTTATCAGCAGACTGTTTAGCAACTCGAATGAAGGGATAGCTTGTTTAGGAAGCGTTTGTTCTACATTAGGGACAGGATACCAATCTTTGAGTACAAAAGACTATGACCCCGTCCTTGCTTGGGTCGTGTCCCGTGTTTTTACATTGTTGAACGTTGCTCAGTATCATTTGGCATGTCCTGTAAGTGGTCTCACCAGACTGGACAAAACGATACTGTCCAGTCAGACATACATGAGAGAAGGATTGAGCCCATTTGGGGCATCCAGAAGAAATCCCACTCCACACTCATCCAAGAGAGATGAGGTATCGTTCACAGGAGACAAGACCCTAGATGTTGTGGATCTATATTTGATATGTCTATATTACCATAAGGTTTTTGGCGGGCCAGGGGTAGGTTCGCCACTATCTTACATCATGAAAGGGTTCCCTGACCCATTGTCGGAGGCATTATGCTTCAATTACATGGTTATAAGGGGGGGTTCCTACATGTCCCCTGTCACACGACAGAAGATAGAAAATATGACAAGAGTCGAGAAGGCCAAAGTAAAACACTGGGAACACCTGCTAGAAGATCCCGTAAGTGTCAACCACGATGCTCCCAGTCACGGCATAGCGGCATTGAGGGAGCAGGCCAGTGAGGTGTTGAAGAAGGCAACCATAAAGAACCGTCAGTTCAAGGAGCTAATCACACTCGGAGACAAGAACTATCTGAGAGAGTTATCTGAAAATCTATGCTCACCACCTGTATTAGAACCACGTTTATTGCATGATATTGTTGGCTCCACCATCCCAGGGTACGTGAACACTATACTATCAAAAGTTGACCAATCGTCGACCCTCAGCAAGCTATCAACTACAGGAGGGGTGATAAGTAATATTTATGAGAGTGAAATAAAATACTACTTGTATCTGACGAATAAGATAAAGATCGGGAAAGGACATACTCTGTCCACTTGCCCCACAAGAGACGCCACAACACTGCGCAACACAACATGGGGCAAAGAGATCGTTGGTGTCACTACACCGCATCCTGCAGCATACCTTCACCCGATATCCCATGGTGATGGCTCCTTGATGTGTGACCAGAACTATATCTCTCTTCTCGTGAAACGCCCATTCAAGATACATGAGCTTAAAAGAGGAGAATTCAGACCTTATTTCGGGTCATACACAAAAGAAAAATTCAAGGGGAGCATACTGGCCTCCGCTTATGGTGATGAAGACCTGATCAGGAGAGCCCTCAAGATACAAAAACTGTTAGGGTGGAGGTACAAACAGGGAACATATATGTACAAGGTCGTGCAGGGAATATTATCATGTGTCACGAATGCAGACCCTAACAAGTTTTTGCCCACTGTTGAAGAAATTACAGGGGATGTAGAACACCGGTACCACGATATGGCGACCAAGCATGGAGGTATTCCCTCTAATTTAATCAAGCATTATACACATGTATCATGCAACACATCCACCTTCATCAACCACAGCAAAGGAGCAGCCAATGAGTCCTTGCATTTCCAGGCTGCAATAATCTATTGCAGTATGGTGGGGATAATGTCGGAGGCACATAAGCACAAAACATCCAGAATGTACCATTTCCATGAGTCATGCAACGTTTGCATTCAGCCGATTATTCAGCCCGAGGATGTAGAGAGGCTACCTCATGATGTCTCATTAATGGCTTGTAAGCAGAACGAGTTGATGTATGTAGAAGAGGCAGATATACCCGTGCATTTTCACAATGTCGTTGCCTTCCACAACAATCAAATGAAACAGGCCAGACTGAATCAGAAGGCAGCGCCAGAAGAAATGGTAGAATTCAGAGACAAGAAGGAGCGGACATCATGGCTCCTGTTAGCAATTTCAACTTTGATATTAAATAAAGGAGTGAAAGAATCAGCAATAGATCTTATTATTTATATGATGTCCAAAGAAGAGATCATCATATCTTTACTTGCATTCCTTTATGTGTCGCTAATACAGAAGAACCTCCCTCTTAGAGAATATGATATATGTGACATCAAAGACATCATAGTAGAGAATGGTAAGGTCATATCAAAGTTGCTGATGTCACCAAAAATAAGAGGACTCATGTATGAGGAGGGTATCATAGAAGGGAAAAGAAAATCAGGAGAGGAAAATGCGATGCTGTGCCTGGTACAAGACAGACATCATATGCTGTGTGACACATTGAGAGGAGCTGTTTGTAAATATCAAGACCCTCATTATAAAATAAGTAAAACACTGATGCTGATAGTCGATAATCCATCTTCCTTAAGCTGCAAGGTCTGTTCTGAATACGTTCATTCCACAATCTGGGCGAAAGAGGATAAAGTCTGTGCTATACACCAACCATCCGACAGAGATATCAGCTATCATCTGTATTCTTTAGACAAGTTGGCAAGATTTGCAGGCCCCGCCAATGCACCATCAACTAAAAAACGAAAGAGAGCAGATGGACTATTCTCCTTCATTAAAGTGGCAAAGGACACAACAAGCTCCCGTATAGTTAAGACACGACTATCGGGGTTCCTTTTCAGGAAGTTACCGTATGAGGAGAATCTTCAAAATTATATATGTGGAGGATGGTCCAACGTGAGGGTCACATCAGACGAAACCGAAGAATCGGACAGGTTGAGGCACCAGAGCCTGGTATTCCCAGAACCTCCGTACGGAACGGTCCTACCATCAGAGGAAGGTGAGGTTCTGGCGTTGGTGCAGGGGATAGTCGCTGTGCTCTCATTGTGCTGTGGCGGGGAAAGCCATGGCGTAATCAGTGTCGCTCTAGAGATTGATATAAACAAATTCTCTGCTCAAACTTATTGTAAGAGCATCTGCATGATATCAGACACTCTCAGTCAAATAGGTGACATAACAATAAGGCTCTTGTTTCTACTCGATAATGTCACAGATTTGGAACGAACAGACAACAACATCATTTCCGATATATGTTACAACATCCGACTGTCAGGTTATAACACAGGCAGATTACACATCATAGAAAAAGGTGAGTCACAAATGGACACATCAGGAGTTCTTGAGCAGTCCGACATCGCAATCCTAATGAACCCTAAAGTTGTGGCATATCTCCCCGAAACTCAGCAAAGAGCATTCGTGTATACCAATAACGAGAAATGTTATGAGGTGCTAACAGATCTAGAGAGCATAATGGATGAAAACAATGTATCATCAAAAGGGAATATACTACAGCCATTGTTTTCTTCAAGTTATCCTAGTCCTGCGATCGTGATGTTGGATAAAATCAGGTTCGGCAGTACAGATGATGGAAGATCCTTTTCAGACTCTAAAGTGCGGGATGCTCTCGACACTCATCAGCCCAACTTAGACAATGTTACCACGAACATGATTGTGGAATCATCCGCAGCAGGGGGCGGGACATCTTTAGTATACGGGGTATACAAAAGATATGTCACATTGGATTGCGGAATCTTAGAAGAGTCGCATATGGTGCGTGTGATGTCCTGCCTTTCTGTAGGCTTGTACGATTTTGCACTACGGTCAGAAAGGGGAGACTCTATGAATTGGAAATGTATGCTATTAATCAAAATAATTATATCCCTCAAAATAGCAACCGCCGAGGATTCTACGTATGCTCTCAAATACTACAGCAGGACTGTAGGTGTATCATTCAAGAGAGGCACTTGTCGCAGGATATTATTACACAAAGGTGTACCAAGAGACGGAGAAATGGGAGGGTTGGTCAATTGGACAAGAGGATCATTCGCTCAGGACCTTCCTTCAGTGCTTATGGAAGTTCGGAAATGGATAGTGATCAACTGGACATCCAACCACAAACTAACCAGGTATATTGACATATAAGAAAAACCATTTTATGCAATACACGGGGAAAAGCCACGTTGATTGAATGTTCCCCCCGGACCAAGGGGGGCGGGTGCTCTTTCGCATAAAGCTGGACTCATCTGCAAGAGATAGTGAGCGTTGATTGTATATTGTGTGTTTCTATCTCTA